TTTCTCCTATAGTGCACTACCATTGCATATGCAGTGGTAGGAGGTGCTTTATGGAAGAGTGGCGTTCTTTTTGCGAAGATGCCCGTTATAAGGTTTCAAACCTTGGACGTGTGCGCGGCCCCAGCGGCAAGATTTTAGCCGGTTACCGTGACAAAGACGGATACCATTGCGTCGGCATTCACCGGCGCGGTTGGTATAAAGCCGTCAAGGTCCATCGGGCCGTCGCCCTTGCCTTTCTTGACCCACCCGCGCCGCAGCACGTGGTAAACCACAAGAACGGCATTAAAGACGACAACCGGGCGGAAAACCTAGAGTGGGTCACCTCAAAACAGAACTCTGTTCATTCGCACCGCGTTCTGGGCCGCAAAGGTCAAAACACCAGCCCGGCCCGTGGTACGAAACATGGCAACGCTAGGTTTACCGACGACATGATCCGGGAGATACGCCGCCGCTACGACGCTGGCGAAACGCAGGTTGCGCTCGCCAAGGCCTTCACGACAACGCAATCCCAGATCAGTCGCATCATCCGCCGAGAAACCTGGGCGCACGTCTAGGTTGATCTACCTTTAGTCCGGGGCTCCCGCAAAGTGTCCCGTCACCATGCCATGCTGAATGTCGTTGAAGAACATCTTGCGCACGCCACGGATTTCGGACACCGCAACGCCGTGCCGGAAGTCATAGTCGGTGTTCTGCGTCACCGAACGGGTACGCTGCGCCCAGGCAACGCCGACCGCCTGCGCGCCGCACAGGAAACAGCGGTCAACGTCGGACGAGCTGTTGCCGACACCTTCCAAGACCGGGATTTCCGGGACCTCGCGGATAATCACGCCGTCATAGACGAGATCGCCACCCCGGAAGATCGGGTTCTGGCCACGGCCCATCTGCATGGACGCGTAACGCTGCCAGCCCTCCCGATTGGCCTGCTGGATGGTGCTGTCGTTCTTAAGGTCACGGAATGCCCGCGAGCCGCAGAACGCGACGAAGAACTCGGCATCCTCCGCAGTGCGGATCGGCCGGATGTGCGGGTCCGCATCCTGCGCAAGCCGTTTCATCAGGCTGATCTCAGCCGCACCCAACTGGTCGTTGGACGTATCCACGTTCGCCAGGGAAGCTGAGTGGTCGCCGGCCGACAGGTTGGACGTGGAGTTGCCGAACAGCACCCGGTCGGAGTTGTTCGTCAGCCAGCCATCCTTCACGCTCTCGCTGGCATCGCCGTAGTTGGCGTAGGTGGAGCCGTCGTAGAACGCCCCCAGCGCCTCAATAATACCAACGTCCGAGTTCGCACCCCGACCGCCACGAAGCTGCTGCATGGCCCAGGTCATCAACTGCTCACGGGCCGCGTTGCGAAGCTCAATGGCGTTTTGCTGCTCTTCCCAGTCAGTAACGACGATGGCGTTACGCAGCACATCGACCGGGATTTCCCAGCCGTAATTGTCGAGGGTTTCTTCAAAGCCCTCAAGGACCTGATTGCCCGTGCGGCCGGCGCCGGAGAGCTTACCGACCAGCGGCAGAGTGATGCGATCACCCTTGGAGCGCGTCAGGTCTTCCTTGGTCTGGATAATGCTGTTGGTGGTGGTCCCCATGTAGGGACGGAACCGGTTGTTGCGCACGTACTCAGTGAAGAACTGACTGTCCCACTGTTGTACGGTAAGCGCAGCGGAGGTTTTCGTGTCCGCCATGCTCCTACTTCTCCATTAAAAACCCCGCTGCAAAAGGCGGGGGGTGGTTTATCCGTTCAGGATGCTATCAAGACTTGGGTTGGTAGGTGGTCCCTCGCTGGACCGCCCCATAGCCGAAGTCTCATTGGCTAGTGACGGAGGTGGGGACGCCTTCTGCGACTTTTGCTGCTTGACCGGCTGCTGCTGGCTCATGCCCAGCATTTGCTTAGCGGTTTCCGCGTACTTGGGATCGCTAAGCCACTCTTTGAGCAGTTCCTCGGGGTTCTGCGCCTTTTGTGCGATCTGTTCGCGCTGAACGGTGTCATGCACGAACTGATAGGGATGCGACGAATTGCGCAGCTCCTGAGCCAGATGCGGACGGTTTTCCACAAGCTCCTTGAACGTCTCGATGTCCTGATCCACGACCTCGCTGCCGAACTGCTGGCGCGCGAGGGTTTCTGACATATTGAAACGCTCGTTGATGAGCTGTTCCTGGAACTGCTGTTGCAGGGTTGATGCCGCCTTTTCCGGGTCATCCCACCAGTCGGGCTTCTCCTCGCCCTGCTGACTTTGACCCTGCATCCGCTGCTCAAAGGCTTTCAGCCGGTCTTCTAGCTCTTGCCGCTTGCGGCGCTCCTCGCGAAGTGCCTCGTAGGGAACCTGTCGCTGTTCCTCCTGGGATGCCGGCGGCGCATCCTGCTGCGTTTCGGTCTGCTCGCCGTCGTCAGCTTGTTCGCCCGTGTCCTCGGCCTCAGTTTCCGCTTCCGCAGCCTGTTCCGTCTTTTCAAGCTGCTCGGTGGTTTCCTCGGCTTCGGACTGATTTTGAAGGATGCTCTCCAGGTCGCTCTCTGCCATGACACTTCTCCTCGCCCATAACGTTGGCGTCACGAAATCACCCGCTTGGCCCGGTGACGGCCTGCCCCAGTTCGGCTGAGGCGCCCGCGATCACCCGTTCGGCCCGGTGACGGCCTGTCGGTTTAACGGCTCGACACGCCGGACTGGCTGCCGCCAGTGTCCCTGTTGCTCTGCTGTTGAGCTTGAGCCTGCTGCGCTTGTTCCTCGATAGCTTCAAGGAGAATGCGCGCATCGTCCTGTTCCACCTTGCGCCCGGTGGCCGCCGCCTCGGCCACGTTGCGGGCGGCGGTGGTGTAGGTTTCGTAGGTTTCGGCGCCGGCCTTTTCGGTTTCCGCCGCGATCTTCTGCGCATCCGCGCCGGTCTTGGCGGCTTCCGCCCGCAGCTTGGCGACCTCGCCAGCTAGCTTCTCAAGCTCAAGCTGGACCTGTTGTTGCTGCAATTGCGCCTGCTGCTGCGCCTGCGGGTCGTTCTGCCCCGTCAGCCGGTCAATGATCTCGCGCTTGTTGCGCAGGCCCGGCATCATCTGAACGATCACATCCGGCGGGATTTGAATGCCGGAGCGCACCATGTCCACCAGCTTGTCAAACTGCTCGTGCTGGATCGTCGGGGTGTCCTGCGCTTCGTCCAGCACAATGTCTACATCAAGCTCGGCAACGTTGTTCTCGACCTCGACAACTTGATTGACGCGCGGGTCCATCTGGGCCTGCTGCATCTGCATCTGCGCCTGTTGCGGGTCAATCTGGCCCGCCTGGACCGCCTGCTCTAGCTGCTGCTGCAACCGCTCGCCTGCGGTCACCTCACGGTTCAAACCGACGAACTGCGTATTTTGCTCGTTATCCGTCACCCGCACCCAGCGCTGCTCGGTCCAGTATTGCTGAACGCGGTGCCACATCTGGCGATACATGCGCAGCGTCCAGTGACGCAGCCGGTCCTCAACCGTGGCGACCTCGGTGTTACCGCCCTGCTGCTGCGCTAGAATGGCCCGACCGGACTGGTCCTGCGGACCTTTGCCCGTCATGGACGCGTTTGGCCCCATCAGGTCCATCTCCTGCAACGTCTGATCCAGGAGATTGAATTGACCCGTCGCCTGATCGCCGTTCGGCAGGATTTCAAAGCGCGCGTCCGGGTTTTGCAGCGTGATAAGCCCATCCGGCTTGGCGAGCTCGCGTTTGGCCTTGCGCTCGTCCTGGATAGCGCTCTGATCGGTCACGACCTGCCGCTGGGTCAGCATGTGCAGCAGCTTGGAACGGCGCTTGTTGATCTCGTCCTGCGGGGAGATCATCGACCGCACAACGCCGTAGCGGTTGTTCTCCCGGTCGGTATAGGCGCTCACAAGCTCCAGCGGGCACTCGGGGTCGCCGTTCTCATCAACGAACGGGCTGACACCTCCCGCGATCTTACCAGCGCGCGTGAACAGGCAGTAGCTCCACCCGTCCTCCACGTCCTGATAGTACATCATCACGATCTTGACGCGGCGGCGGTCGGGATAAACCCAGTAGGTCCGCTGCGGGCGGTCATCGAACGTGGTGGTGTCATCCGCGCCGTGGGTAATGGCCCCGTCAAACGCCTCCTCGTCAATCGGGTTGGGCCACTTGGCCTTGGCTTCCTCCAGGTCCTTCCAGATCACGCAGAACTTGTAGCGCGCATCCGAGAAGTCGGCACGACGGGAGGCCGGGTCCCAGCCGATCCGATCCCAAGGATACCACCAGACAACGACTTCATAATCCTCAAAGTCCCGCGCCGCCTCCTGCATGGAGGTCTGGCCCTGCAATTTCTGGCGATAGGACTTCGGCTTGACCGTAACCTCGGCCCCGCCCGCGCCTTCAATCAACATGTTTTCGTAAACGTTGGAACGGGTCTGGTCGAAGTCGTTGTTGCGCGCGATGTAGCGCAGCGCATCAGTGGCCGCGTCCGCCGCCTGCTGGTCCTTGGGGTTGCGCGGGTACGCCTTGGGGTCAACGCGCTTGGACTTCTCCAAGCCGGTCAGGAAGTCAACCTTGCGCTGGATGCGGTTGAAGATAACCAGCGGCTGGCCACGGCGCCTAAGCTCGCGCTCCTCCTCCGCCGTTAGCTGCTTGCTGTCGTAATAGTCCCGGTCGCGTTCGGCCAGTTGGCGGGCGCTGTAACTGGCGTCCTCAAAGCTCTCCACGCGGTTAATGAGCGTGGTGAGGTCGGACCAGTTCTGTTCGGGATCGGCTACGGTAGCCATCACCACTCCTCAGTCACCCGCAACGTGGCACTCACGGTTGCGGTGTTGGCGTCGGTTTTGGCAAGCGCGCAGGTCGGCGTGTTGCGAATGATGTCCACGCGCTCGGTCTTGTCTTCGCCCAGCTTTGGACCCTGATTCGGCCCGGACGTGGCGCCGGCCTCAAACGTGAAACCACCTTGCAAGATGGTGAAATCACTGACGGCCGTGGCGCTGATGTCATACTCGAGCGCGCTGTTACCGTCGTCATAATCCGGCGGATCAA